GGGTAGTAAAGCGTGGCGTCCTTGTCACCTACGAAGGTGAACATGCGGATGTTCGCCCCACTGCTGACCGCATTGTCCCACAGGAACAGCCAGCTCACCGTGCCGTCAGACACCGTACCTGACGTATGCGTCGGCCGGGTTGCCCCCGACACACCTGCGGTCGTGGCTTGGTAAGCCTTGCCGGTGTCCGCGCACACGGTGTCGCCGATGGCGTAGGTCGTCCCGGTCTTCCAGTTGCCCCGGAATGCCGTGGCGAAGGCTTGCGACGTGGCCCAGTCGATCGCGCTGTTGAGCGCGATGACGCGAAACGGCATGGCAGCACCGTCGGTGCGACCGATACCGAACTGGGGGATGAACCCGAAGAAGTCCCCGTTCGTCTTGACGTTCAGGGTGAACGTCCCCGCGCCCTGAACACCCTTGATGGTGGTGTCGCCGTAGAAGCCGCAGTCCCGGTAGTCAAGACGACCCGCCGCGGCCACGGCTTGGTAGTCGTCCATGAACACCTTGATGGCTGCCGGAACACCATCAACGGTGCCTGTGGGCTCCACGTAGATCCGTGCTGTGCTGTTTGTCTTGGCGCCCTTGAACACCGCCTGCCCGTCCAGAACCCCCGGCTGGAGCGAGGTGTCCGACAGGATGGTGCCGCCCGTGTTGTAGTCGACGATCACCACATCCTGCGCAACAGCGGGGGTCAGGGTGTTGTAGTCCCACGCATACCCCGGGGGGATCAGCACGAAACCCCCGCCTTGGGCGACGGCTGCTGCGACGGCCGCACTCACGCCGGTGTTGCCCGTGCCGTAGGCCGACGCCACCAAGGAGATGCCTTGCAGCGCGACCGTGACCACGCCGCTCGACTCGCCGGTGCCGCGGGTGGCCGTGCCGCCCACGAAGTTCACCGTGTCGACGTCGGCCAAGCCCAGATTGTTCCCGCTCGCCTGGAACTGGATGAAGTCGGGGAAGGTCTCGCTGGTCGCCGGCACGGTGCCGGACACGACGGTGATGCCGTAGCTCATCGCATCCCCCCGATCAGGAAGGCGCGCCCCATGACGCGCTGGCTGCCGGTCTGGTGCTGGCGCTGCACGTCAGCCTTGGCGTTGGCGATGCCCGACCTGAACTGCGCGCCCCAGACCTGGGCCAGTTGCGGGTTGGTCCACGGCTCGTTCGGGATCATCAGCAGGTAGGCCAGGGCGCCGGCCTCTATCTCGTTGCTGTACTTGCTCAAGCACTCGGCCGGGATCTGGCTCACCGTTTCTGACTTGGGCTGCACGATGGCCGACACCAGCAGGGTGTAGACCGCGTTGGGTGTGGGGTACAGCGCAAGCTGGCCGTCGGGCACGTAGGCGTAGGCCATCGGCCGGTCGTTGCCGCGGTTTGGGTCCCACATGGAGCTGACGCTGCCTTGCAGGTTCCACTTCTGGCCCTGGCTGTCGGTGGCCTGCACGGCGGCGAAGCCGATGATCTGGGTGTAGGTGTCCGTGCCGAGGTCGTACTGCGTGTCGCCGCTCACCGTGGACCCGGCCACGTTGACCTTGAGCCAGCGGGTCTGGTTGCAGAAGTCGCGGTAGGCGCGCACGAAGGCGCGGGCCAGCACGATCGACGGCGCGCGGCGCACGATCTGGGCGATGTTCGCCAACTGGTCGTTGACGTCGACCATGTTCATGTCAGGTTCCCGGTTGCGCGGACACCTTCGGTGCCACGACGATCTGTGCCTGCGACTTCATGCCCAGGAACTGGCCCCACTCGGCGCGGTAGGCGTTGGCCTTGACCAGATCCTGACGCTGCGAGTTCTTGGCGTAGCAGCGCGACAGCACGTAGGCCAGCAGCGCGGGCTGGTAGACGTCGGTCAGAGGGAGCGTGTCGCTGCTCGCGGTCAGGGCCGCCGGCGTGCCGCCGTAGATCATGTAGACCGAGCCTGTGCCGTCGTTTGGGGGAAACAGCAGGTAGCGGCGCGGGTCGCGCGGGTCGTAGGCGTAGTTCTCGGCCTCGGCCTGCTGCGTGGCCGCCGGCCAGAACCGATTGGCCTCTTGCAGCATCTCGATCCCGCACACCGTGACCGCGCGCTTGCGCCCGGTGGTGTTGTACAGGATGTCGATGAGCGCGACCCCGCCGTCAGGCAGGGTCTGCACGAGCCCGGCGGCCGGGGTCACGGCCCCACGCACCGGGTAGGCGTCGGGCTTGACGAGGATCGTGGCCCGGATCGCTTCGTTCAGGTACACCAGTCGCTCGGCCATCGACCAAGCGACGAGGTTGACGTCCAGCAGCGTCGCGCAGCCGTCAGTGACGATGGAGGCTGCGGTCAGCGCCATGTCAGCCCAGCGGGTCGGCCGCTGCTTGCGCGTTGGCCTTGGCCAGCTTCACGACCTGCGAGCGCAGGGTCGTCAGGTGGGTGGCGGGGTCCAGCACCTCGGCCCACTGGTCGAAGGCGAAAGCCACCAGCTCGTCCTTGCTGGCCTTGGAGATGTCGAACGGCTCTTGCTCGACCACCGGCTCGATGTCCTCGACTGGCAGGATCACCTGCCGCTGCGCGGGCGCGCCGCCGAAGCCGCCCGAGCGCAGATAGGCCATGCGCTCCTCGTGGCTGGCCTTGTAGTTGCCCTTGTACGGACGGTAGTCCGCGTGCTCGCGGATTTCCTTCACGTTGGGCATCAGACGGCCATCCTTGACGTGGATGCAGAAGGGGGTCTTCGCATCCTGACGGGTGCGCGCCATCTGGTTCGACAAGTTCGCTTCTTGGGCTTCGGTGATCATGGTGATTCCGGTTGATCAGGAACAGGGCGGCCGAAGCCGCCCTTCTGGGGTCAGGACGTGCCGGAGCCGTCCGGGTTGCTGTTGGTGTTCATGGCGCGGGTCTTGCCCGCACCCGGAGCACCGGTGGTCTTGTTGGGGGTCTGCGGGGTGTGCGAGAAATTGGCCTTGGCCTTGCCGCCGACATTGGCGCGAGCCATGTTGGCGAGTTCGGGCTCGGTCTTGAACGTGTTCGACACGCCGTAGCAGCCGGGAGCAGAAGTCTTCAAACCCATGATGGATTCTCCAGTGAACAGGTGAATGATAGCGCGCAGCCACAAGCTGCGCGCACCGAGATCAGCCGCGCTTCACCACGGCTGTGCCCAGGTACTTGCCTTCGATCACGCCGTAGCCGTAGACCATGAGGCCCCGGACGATCCACCCGAAGTCGTTCGGGTTGGTGATCATTTCGCACTCGACGATCTGCGAGGCGAACGTCAGGCCGGCGCTGTGGCCGAACATGCAGTAGTTGGCCAAACCGGGCGTGGTCTGCGCGAGCAGGTTGCGCGACTGGTAGATCGTGAAGCGGTCGATCTCGCCCACCTTGCCGTTGCGCAGGATGGACACGCCGTCACCAGCCAAGCTGGCGATGCGCAGATCGGACTTCTTGATCAGCGCGATCGCCCACGGGGGCATCACGCACCAGCGGCCTTCGTCGGGCACGTTCTGCTCGTCCAGCACGGTGCCCCAGTCGACCAGGGTGCCCACGACGTTGGTCGAGGTCAGGCTGATCGGCGTGGTACTGTCGCCCAGGTCGATGCTGTCGCTGTCCGCGCCGGCGCTGCGGCCCTGGTTGTCGACCGACACCGATGCCGGGATGGCGGCCAGCATGTCGACGTCGGCGGCGATGCGCAGGCGGATCGAGGCTTCGTTGGCGAACACGTCGGCCATGTCGATGTCCGACTGGCGCTGGTCCACGAGGTTCAGCGCCACGGCGAACGACTTCGCCTTGTCGATGGACAGGGTGACGGCAGTGCTCGACGGGTAGACGGCGGTAAGGCCGTTGCCGATCACGTAGTCCGCGACGGTGATGTCCGGCACGGTGCGGATCTTGACGTTCGAGCCGAAGCCCGCGATCTCGCCTTCGTAGTCGGTGCTGGCGATCTCGCCAAAGACCGTGGTCTTGTAGAACTTCTCGACCAGCTTGCCCGAGTAGACCTCGGGCACGAAGTTCATCGTGGAATTGCGGCCCAGATCGGGCAAACCGGATTGACGTGCGACTTCAGCCATGATTGGCTCCTTGGAAAGTGGTTAACGAGCGTTTCGCGCCGCGTTCCACGCATCCATCTGTTCCCGTTCCTGCGCCGTCACCTTGTTCCGAGCTGCACGCGAGTAGTAGTCCTTGATCTGCGCCGGCGTCGGGTTGAACGCTGCTTGCGGCTGCGGCGGGGTGCCTGAGCCTTGAGCGTTCGCACCGGTGCCGTGAGGGGCTACTGGCGGCTGCGGGAGTTCCTTCTTCGTGTCCTTCAGGAAGTTCCTGAACACCTTCACCACGCCCGCGACGTTGTTCGCGGTGTTGTGCCGGGTCAGCACTTCCTGTCGTTGGAAGCCGGTCGAGTCGTCCGTCTGCGCGAGCCATGCCTTCCATGCGTCAGTGGCGTCGATCTCCTGCCACTCGGGCAAGTCCTTGGTCAAGTCGTAGAGGAACTTGTTGCGCGCCTTGGTGGCGGCATCGGCATCCTCGTCAACCTGACGTTGGCGCAGCGGGGCTACCGCGGCGTCGATCGCCTTCTGGGCCTGGGCCTTGGCCGCCTTGTCGGCGGCTGTGGCCACGACCATGCACTGCTCCTCGCCGTAGGACTCGATCTGCTCGGGCGTGAAGTACGCTGCGAGGTCGATCGCGTCCTGGGGCGCGGTTGGGCTGGCTTGCAGAGTTCGGATCTGCTCCTGCAATTCGGAAACTTGCTGCCGATGGCTTGCAACCTGTGCCTGGGCGCGTTCGCGCTCGGCCTTCAGGACGCCCTCGGTGACCTTGAACCGCTGCTTCCAGTAGGCCGGGTCGCTTTCGCGGGGGTCGGTCTCTGTGACTTCAGCGGCGGGTTGAGGTGCCGTTTCGACGATAGGGGTGTCGGTTTCGGTCTTCGGTTCTTGCGGCCCGTACTTGCGCGCGATTTCCGCGCTGCGACGTAGGACGGCTTGAGGAAGACGGGTCTCGTTGGATGCCTGGGTAGGCTGCATGGGATCTCCACGATCCAAGCGTCACACCTGGGGTGCACCTTGGGATTCGGTTTCGTGGGATGGGCAAGCCCGTTTCCCCTATCGGCAAGCTACGCTGCGACCCGCGTGCGGGTTAACGTGGCCTGGGTGAGCCTTTTGTCGGCTGCGGCGATGTCGGCGATCAGTTCGGCCAGAACTGTTGCGGCGCCCTGCGCGCGGAAGATGTCTTCCCCGCGTGCGGTGCGCAGCTTGCCGTCCGCCTCAGCCAACTTCGGCTCGAGGTAATTGCTGACGAGGAACCTTCCGTCCGGTGACTTCGAGAGCCGGGCCAGGAACTGGAGTTGGTCCGTTGTCAACTGCATGGGCGCAAGTGTAGCTCAAAGTTCGCTAGGGCGACAATCTGATCCCCACCAGCAGGGGATTTAGACCAGCGTCGCCTTGCGGTCAGGCGACAGTCTGAAGTCGACATCGCTGATCCGCCATGTACCCTGCCCACGCATGTAGACGCGGGCGAATATGCGCGTCGTGCCGGCTGGGATAACCGCTTCAGGGGTCCGGATCGACCCCGACGGCAGCCGGCCTTGCACTGCCGGTGCGGCGTTGAGTTGGTAGCTGACTTTCCCGTTGGCGCCGCCTGCATTGAGTTCAACCACCAGAATCGGCGCCGCGCCGCCTGCCGCCGCTTGGGACCAGTTTGTCTCGTCTGTCTCAAACTGCAGCCCGAATGAAAACACGTCCCCCGGCACCCATGCGTTGGACGCGGAGTTAGGCAGTTCCTGCACGAGTTGCAGTTGCCCCGCCGTGGTGCCGCCTGTCATCGCAACCTGTAGCCACTCCCCAAATTCTTCAACGGCGCTTGCATCGTTCGTCGTGATGCCCCTCGACACCTTGCTTGTTACGATGGTGCCGGCAGCTGGCGCGGTAGGCGTAGCCTGCACGGCCCACGAATCAGGTATTGGCCCGGTAGCCGGCGCAACCTGGGTGCCAGCCGTGCCCAGCATCTTGCCGTTCGTCAGCAGGTTCCCGTATGGGTTGTTTCCGTTCGTCGCGTCGAAGAACAGTTCCGGGGCCGCTAGCCCTTGGCGCTTGAATTGCAGAATCTCACGCAGCCGCCCGGCGCTCTCGCAGCCGATCAAATAGTAACCATAGGTCGAGGCGTGGATGTTGTCGCCGCTGTTCGTCGTCGCAACAGCGCCATACTCGCCAGATGCCAGCCAGTTCCCCGTCGCCGGGTTGCCCGCTGCCTTTGCCGCATCGCCGGCCAGCACAACTCTGGCATAGCGACCACGTGCGACATTGGAGCGAATCCAGCAGTTCACTTGCGCCCAGACCCGCCGCTGAAACCCCGTCAACGATGTGCGAGGTGGAATTGTGTAGGCCAGCACGACAGCGCTATAGCCAAGTATTGAATCCCACCCGGCCTGAATGCCTGCGATAGCCGCAGCAGCGGCAGTGTCAGCGGTAGCAATGGTCGTTATGCCAGAGTCTTGTATGTCGTTTGTGCCCGCCATATATAAGGCGTAGTTCGGGTGGTACTTTGCCATTGCAGTTGCGATGCGGGCGTTTACCTGTGCGATGGTCTCACCGCCGACCGACGCGTTATGCAGGATTCGGAACGGGTATCCCAGCAACGAGTTGGCAACAACAAAATACCCATCTGATCCGTAGTAAATCGATGCGGTTGCCGGGGTTGTGAACACATCCGTCAATTCGTACCCGACCAGCGACGTGGACTTGTCGCTCATCGTCGGGCCATTGCGCCGCGTGTGGCTGTCACCAAACAGCACGAGGGTCATATCAGCCCAAGCCCCTGACACCGAGGCTTGAGTTGTCGCCACCTGGGCGTCAGTAAATGGCGCAACCTGCTTCCACGCCACACCCAGCGAGCTATATTCGGTCAGCGTGCCGGTTGTACCGATGACTAACACCTTCGCGCCGGGGTAGTCGGCCGCGTTCAGCCTGTCGAAGGCTGACTGGCTGATCGTACCGAGGTGGCTCACGTTGACGTCACTGTTGCGCATTGCTGGCTCCTAGTTGTTGCGTATAATCGCCGGCAAGAGGTGAGGTCAGGTTAGCGCAGCCGCCAGCAAGACGCTGGCAATTGGACCCGCCAGCCACCCATATCCGCGCGTATTGCCGTGCACGGCGTCTACGTAGTAGTTCCCCGACCATGCTGCGTAACTCCCCACAAAAGCGTTCATATCAATTAACCCCACACCGGATGCATATTCGTCCTGCAAGTCCAGGTAGGTCTGCACATAGGCTTGCTGTGTCGCAATCGCTGCCTCCGAACCCGCAGATGGAATCCCTGTGTACAACAACACATCGCCCGTCGTGCGTGCTGTGTTGATAACTGTTCGACTGTTGTTTTTATACGTTGCCAGCAGCGTGCCAGCCCGCCAGTCGTTGATTTGGCAGCCAAGAATTGTTAGATCGGCTTGAAGCACTGAATACGCCTGCGCGTGCGTGTAGGCAAATGCACCCGGGTCTGAAAAATCAGCGACGACCGAACCGTTCCACGCGGTATTTACAAAGCATATTTCTGCGCGATTGGTGTTGCGCACTATGCAACCTAACGGAAATATCGAGCCGGCGTTTGCCCCGCGCGTAATAGTGATCGGGGTTCGGCTTTCGGTTACTGTGATGACTTGCCGTGTGATCGAGGCTGCAACATTGGAGTCGTAGTCGCCTAATGTGGCGCCGCCGTTGCTGACCGCGACGCTTCCATTTCCTGCGCCGCTGGCCGTCGCATAGAAAAACTCGATGGTATTATAGCTGGCGGATGGTGCGAATACCAAAGTTCCAGCAGCGCCGGATGGCAAATAAAAGCTGAATTTGCCGATGGTGTTGAGGGACAGCGTGGTCATCGACCCTGTTGCTGTCAACCGTTTGTCGTAGGTGAATGGGGTGGCACCCGTCGATTCGACATTCTGTGACCCGATGAAACTGTCGTGGTTGGCATAGACGCCCCGCTCCCGCAACACGTTGGCGAGCAAGCGGACCAACGATTGACTGCTTTTGTCCACGTAACCCCCGTCATACCCGCAGTGGGTACTATCACCAATATCGGCGATGAGGCAACGATTGCCAGCGGTCCTGGCGCGCACTGCTGCGGCTCTGAAATTCGGCAATTTACTGGACGGGAGGGTAGTTCCTCGCCAAAACACCAGGGATTGAGTTGCGGCAACCTGGGCGTCGCTGAACGGCGCCACCTGCTTCCACGCCACGCCGACCGAGCTGTA